GAGAATGAGTTGTTAAGTAAAAATCATCTTGAACGATAACCAAACTATGTATTATTGTTTCCAGTAAAAGCTCTAAGGCTTTTGTTTCCGGTACTGTACCTTGAAACTTCTTAACGATCTCTTGGACGACGGCACGCTGCACTTGAACTAGCATGCCTCCGTCCCACTGTTTAACATCAGCCGCGAACAAATGGTAATTAGACAATTTCTTTGCTAAATTGTCCCATTCTATAAAAGGATTAACTCCCACCATTATACCATTAAATTCACGAAAAGACATCAACTTTTGTACGAGGTCGCCCAGATATTTCTTAGAAAGCACTTGCTGATGAACAGTGCCTACCCGGAAACTTCGAGGTAATCCCTCTTTTTCCACTCCTCTTAATTCATCTTTCAACGATTCCACCCAAACAAAATTCTTCCAAGGAAGAAGTTGCTGCTTTAACTGGGTTTCTATATCATTCAGTTCAATCTTAAAAAAATCTTTAAATTCTCTACGATCAAAATCGATATAATCTGCCTTATCGGGAAGACAGCCAAAACCGTTTGAAGATTTCTTATTTAGAGCGGCCAAAGAAGCATTACCAACAATAACTTCACTATCTGTTATCTTTGTGAATTCTGGTAATATAGCTCGCATTGTGTCAATTGCAAATTGCATCTCTTTCTCATCTACACAGACTAGAGGAGAGAAAGATTTCTTAGCAACATCTTTCACAGTGCATCTGCCATATTTACTTAACTGAGCAGGAAAACGAGATACCGGATATATCCCGTAGAGAGGCGTAGTAACTAGTTTTGAACAAGATGGAACACTAGCTTGAATTTTTCGAAATTCTTCTTCTGACATTCCTAATTCCTCATCAATTCCTAACTTCATAACGCTTGAGTTTGAATCCTTATATTGAACTATTGCAAAAGGGATTTGAGTAGCAGGCGCTGACAAAACCTGGGCGATACGCTCACGCGTAACCGCATTCCAAATCTTACCAACTCCGACTCCTGTTCCAGCATTACCAGCCACATGCATACCAACAAAACCACAATCTTGTTGGAACACAAGGGACCCACAAAGTCCTTTACCTCTAGTGTCATAGAATAAATCAGTGGCACCAAAGGTATTAGACCAAGTATAAGTTCTATAAGAATTTGGCTGCGCAGGTCTAGCATTTAAGCCAACCAACGAAGCCACTCCAGTATTATTAATTAGAAATGATGGGGATTCAGAATCCAAATCCTTTCTAAACCATTTAGAACGATCTTTGAAAGGTGAAGGGAATGTTCGCGGAAGTTGCAATATAGCAACATCGTCTTTTTCATCATGGTATGCCAATTTCACACACTCATGATCTATTATTCTTTTATTCTGAGACATGTCAGAATATACTATCACTCTATAATTTTCCTGAAGAGAACTATTAGTTGTTAAACAATGAAAAGGGACCAACAAACTTCGGCCCGAAGCAAAACATTTGACCGTAGAAGGTCCTAAAGTAGAAAAAACTGTTATATCAAAAAAAGATGAAAAAACACTAGAAACAGAAGTGTTAAATTTAAAAGGAGACTGAAAACTCTCACAAGAAAAAGACAAATTTTTAAAATTTAAAGAAGATGGGTTTTCAGTCATACAAAAATTACAAACTTGGGCCAGATGTTCTCTTGGA